TTGTCCTATTATGAAAGAATATTAAATAATTTGGAGGTATATGTATGTTTAGAAAAAGTTTATATGAAGAATTAGATAATATGAGTTACGAAGAGCAAAAGGCACTTTATGGACGTATAGAGGATCAACAAGCTTATGACGATAATTGTAACGTTGTAGAAGTATTAGTAACAGCAACTACAGCAGCAATTAAAGCATTAGTTAAATTGATATTCTAGGCCACTAGGCCTTTTCTTTTTATCAAGGTTCTTACGTACGCGAAAATAACATACCCTATTATGAAAGACTATATAAAAAATTTTAGGAGGTTTTATTATGAAAAAATTATTAGGATTAGCAGTAGCAATGATGTTAGGATTAACATTAGTAGGTTGTGAGGACACAATGGAAGATACTACAATAGAAGAAGTTGAAACTAAACAAGAGGAAATGGTGGAAGAACCTGAAGAAACATTAGAGGAAGAAATAGTAGAAGAACCTGAAGAGGAAATAGTTGAAGATAAAGTGATAACATTTGAGAACAACGAAGAATTTAAACACTTTATGACAGCTAGCCTTGATGGTGAAGAATACGAGAATTATTTCAATAATACTTTAGAAAACTACCAAGAAGTTGAGTTTGACGCTTATGTTGTGGATATATGGAACAGTGAAAAATACAGCACTAGAAGTGAAATGGGACTAGCAGCAGGCGACTATGACGGTAATGATGTTTATAATTACCTAGGAGTAACAATAGTAACAAGAGATATAGCAACTTATAAAATAGCAGGTTTAAGACCTGGAACAAATGTAAGAGTTAAAGCATTAATAGAAGATTATGATTTAATGTACAGAGGAAATTTAAAAATACAAGTACAAGAAATAGAAGCAAGATAACTCTTAAGAGCCTTACAAGGGCTCTTATTTTTATTTTAAAGGAGGTGAAACATATGGGTGAACTTTGGGTGGTTATTCCTGAGCATCCCGATTTCGAGATAAACACATACGGAGAGGTTCGATATATCGGTACTGATATTTTAGTGAAGCCATCGATGAATCGTGGTTATTATAGAGTACGACTTGATGGTGAGCGTTATTATATTCATAAATTAATGATGCAAGCTTTTCATCCAGACGTATGTAGCAGTCGTTATATAAAGCATATCGACGGCGATAAAACTAATAATTGTTTGTGGAATTTACGATATGCTGGCCCATTTTAGTTTTGACCAAATTGGGTTTGGCCCGTTTATTTTTGGGTTTTTAAAGATTGGTACACTTTTTGAAGCTTGTAAGTACGACTTTGGCCCAAAAAAACTGGGCTTTGGGCCAAAACTGAAAAGTAAAAACGGGCCACGAAATAGCCATTTTTGAGAAGATTGGTACACTTTTTAAAAACGCTGAAACCGTTGCAATTACTGGGGTTGAGGCATTTTTAGATATTTTTAAAAAGTGGGTAAAATACCCATTTGGGTCAAAAACCCATTTTTTTCTCTTATTAATTGTGATAAAAAGTTTAATAAATATATAGAATAGGGCAAACAAAACCGGGCTTTTGACCCGAGCCCACAAATTGATATTTTGAAGGAGGTTGAGATGCATGAAACACAAGACTATAGAGAGCAGAGACTTAGACTTCGCTAATTTACAAGTTGATATTTACAAAGAGAAGTATGTAGTGGTGAAAGTTAACTACACTTGGAATAGTATAAGCGAAACACATAGATTTGACATTTGCTATGTTGATAGAGACTTATGGAGACACGCGTAGAATACATGTCCCTTTATGAAAAGGAGATGATATTTTATGGATGAAATGAAATTAAACTTAGGTTCAAGATGGATGAGAAAGATAGCGTCTAAACTAATAGTGAAATTTATTAAGAAACAATTCGAGATTGATACAGAGCTTGAATTAGACAAACTAAAGTTCACTTATGTTGATGGCGATGTAGTTATCAAAACAGAATTAGAACTAAGAGTTAATAAGCATGATGCAAAGAAGTTATTATCAAAATTAGAAGATGAAATTTAGCCCTTACATGGGCTTTTCTTTTTACGCGAAATTTACAAGTGCTATTATGAAAGAATAATAAATTTATATTTTAGGAGGTAACTTTATGTTTAAAGATATGAGTAAATTAGAAAAAGCTGGTTTAGTTATAGGAGCAATAGAATGTGTAGCAGGATTTGGATTTGCTATATATGCACATTGTAAATGTAAGAAAGCTATGCTTGATAATAATGAAGCAGTAGATAAGATCATAGAGGAAACAAATGAAATATTAGATGAATTAGTTGACTTAACAGATAAAGGAGAGGCTTAGGCCTTTTCTTTTATCTTTGGGCACGCGAAAAATACATGCCCTTTTATGAGGAGAGAAATGATATTCCGTTTGGAGTATTATAAAGGAAGAGATTCCTTCTCTCTTTATTTTCGCTGAGCGTAGCGAAAGGATTAGAGGAGGATCATAATATTACCTCCCTAATATTTGGAGACTGAGTTAACGATAGTACGTCATACGCCTACTAACAGTGCGGAATAGGTTGACGGCATAATACTCAGTCTCTTTCTTTTTATATTTGAAAGGGGGGGAACTTATAATGTCTAAGTTAGAAAGAGATTTCCAAGCTAGACTTATAAAAGAATTAAAACAGATATTTAAAGGCTGTATCATTATGAAAAATGATTCGAGCTACATTCAGGGTATACCAGACCTATTGATATTATACAGAGACAAGTGGGCTGCCTTAGAGGTGAAGAAATCGGAGACTGCATCTCACAGGCCGAATCAAGAATACTATGTTGAACTTATGGATGAAATGTCTTATGCAAGTTTTATATATCCTGAAAATAAAGAGGAGGTATTATATGAACTTCAACAAACATTATTCTCTAGAAGGTAAGCATGCATTCTTAGGAGCGAGCAAATACCATTGGATTAACTATGACTCTGATAAACTTGTAGAATCTTATACTAGACACCAAGCTACAATGAAAGGAACCATATTACACGACTTCGCGGCACAGTGTATAACACTTGGACAAAAGTTACCTAAATCACAAAAGACATTAAACATGTATGTCAACGATGCGATAGGCTTTAAGATGAATCCAGAACAAGTATTATATTATTCTGACAACTGCTTTGGTACAGCGGATGCTATTATATTTAGAAATAACTTGTTGCGTATACACGATTTAAAAACAGGAGTTACTAAAGCGCATATGGAACAATTAGAAATATATGCGGCTTTATTCTGTTTAGAGTATAAGATGAAACCAGGAAATATTGATATGGAATTAAGGATATACCAAAATAATGAAATAGTAGTTTATAACCCTACAGCCGATGATATTCTTCCGATAATGGACAAAATCATAACGTTCGATAAAGTTATTGAGAAATTAAAAATAGAGGGGGAATAAGCTTATGGCTTATGAAAACAAACCAGATATTAATGAATTAATGCATTATGGAATGCCTAGACGTTCAGGGCGTTACCCTTGGGGTTCAGGGAAAGACCCTTATCAACATTGTACAGACTTCTTATCAAGAGTTCAATATATGGTAGATAATGGAGTTAGTGATGAAGACATAGCTAAATCTATGGGATTAACAATGGAACAGTTTAAAATAGAGAAATCATTTGCAGTTATAAATGATATGACTAAACAAGGTAAATCAGAAAAAGAAATAGCAGATGCTCTAGGAACTACAACAACTAAAGTAAGACTTCAAAAGACTATGATTAAAGATGGTCATAGAGCTGTAGAAGTTGAGATAGCTAAAGACCTAAGAGACCAAGGATATTCTCTAAATGAGATAGCTAAACAAATGGGATATTCTAATGACTCTTCAGTAAGAAGTTTATTAAACGCTGAATCAGAAAGCAGAATGAAACAAGCTGAAAAGACTGCTGACTTCTTAAGAAAACAAATAGAAGAAAAAGGTATGATAGATGTTGGTACTGGTGTTGAGAGAGAATTAGGTATATCTAAAGAGAAGTTAAACCAAGCTTTATATATGTTAGAAATGGAAGGCTATCATGTATACGGTGGAGGTGTAGCACAAGTTAACAACCCAGGTAAACAAACTAACCTTAAAGTATTAGCAGCTCCAGATAAAGAACACAAAGATATTTATGACTATGCTAACGTTCATTCTATATCAGAATACCATTCACATGATGGTGGACAAACATTTGAAACATTCCATTACCCAGCTTCTTTAGATTCTAAGAGATTAGCAATAAGATATGCTGAGGATGGAGGAATAGAAAAAGATGGACTTGTTGAAATAAGAAGAGGTTGTAAAGACCTAGATCTTGGCGGATCTAATTATGCGCAAGTTCGTATAATGGTCGATGGTTCTCATTATATTAAAGGAATGGCTGTATATTCTGATGACCTACCAAAAGGTGTAGACGTAATGTTCAACACTAACAAAACAAAAGACAAATCTAAAATGGAAGTACTAAAACCTATAAAAGATGACCCAGATAATCCATTTGGTTCTTTAATCAAAGCTGATGGACAAAGTTTCTACACAGACAAAGATGGTAATAAGAAGTTATCATTAATAAACAAAAGAGCAGAAGAAGGAGACTGGGGTGAATGGGCAGATAAACTTCCTTCACAATTCCTATCTAAGCAAAACCTTAAATTAGTTAAACAACAATTAGGATTAGCACAAGCTGATAAGCAAGCTGAGTTCGATGAAATCATGTCATTAACAAATCCTACAGTTAAGAAAGCTTTATTAAAATCATTCGCAGACGACTGCGACTCTTCCGCTGTACACCTTCAAGCTGCAGCACTACCAGGACAGAAGTACCAAGTAATACTTCCTGTACCTTCAATGAAAGACAACGAAGTATACGCACCTAACTATGAAGATGGAACTAAGGTTGCTTTAGTAAGATATCCTCATGGAGGACTATTTGAAATACCTATCCTAACTGTTAATAATAAACAAGCAGACGCTGCTAAAATGATAGGTAAGAATCCATTAGATGCTGTATGTATAAACTCTAAAGTTGCAGAACGTTTATCAGGAGCAGACTTTGATGGAGATACAGTTATGGTTATACCTACAGGTAAAGGTAATGTTAGTGTATCTAATAAACCACCATTAAAAGCATTAGAAGGATTCGATCCTAAGATGGAATACCCTGAGATACCAGGAATGAAGTACATGAAGACTAAGACTTCTGATAGTACTCAAGTAGAGATGGGTAAAATTTCTAACTTAATAACAGATATGACATTATTCGGAGCATCAGATGATGAGTTAGCAAGAGCTGTTAAGCATTCAATGGTTGTTATAGATGCAGGTAAACATAAGCTTAACTATAAACAAAGTGAGAAAGATAACAACATAGCCGAACTTAAGAGAAAATACCAAGGACACATAGATGAGAATGGTAAGTACAGAGAAGGTGCAGGTACAATCATATCTCGTGCTAGTTCTGAGACATCTGTTGTTAAGAGACAAGGTTCTCCTATCATAGATCCTGAGACAGGAAAACAAACATGGAAGACAGTAGACGACCCAACATATGATAAGACTTACACTACTAAGTCAGGTAAAGAAGTAACTAAGACTGTAACTAAGATGCAAAGAAGTACTAAGATGTATGAGACAGATGATGCATTCACATTAGTAAGTAAGTCAAGAAACCCTAAAGAGATAGCATATGCAGAGTATGCTAATAAGATGAAGGCTCTAGGTAACGAGGCACGTAAAGCTATGGTGAATATGAAAGACATTCCATACTCCCCGGATGCTAAGCAAAAGTATGCCCCAGAGGTAGACAGATTAAACGCTGCCCTTAACGTAGCCCTAAAGAACGCCCCTAAAGAAAGACAGGCACAGACTATAGCTAATGCCACTGTCCAAGCTAAGAAGGCGGCTAACCCAGACATGACTAAAAAAGAATTAAAGAAAGCAGGACAACAAGCTTTAGATAAAGCAAGAAGACAAGTTGGAGCTAAGAAGGAAATGATAGAGATCTCAGAGAGGGAATGGGAAGCTATACAAGCCGGTGCTATAAGTACTAATAAGCTACAACAAATATTAAACAATGCTAACATGGATACAGTAAAACAAATGGCTATGCCTAGATCAACTAATAAACTATCTACTGCTAAGATTAACCATATAGCTACACTTAAGGCTTCAGGGTATACTAATGAGCAGATAGCTAAGAAGTTAGGCGTATCTACATCTACAATAGTTAAGTACATGAAAGGAGATAAATAAGTATGAGAATAATGTTAAGTACAATCGACAATCCTTATGATCCTTTCGATGACTTCAAGAATTGGTTCATGTTTGATGTGCAACATGGTTACAATTCATGTGCTTACCTAGGTAGGATAGCGCAAACTTCAGACCAGTTCACAGAAAAAGAAAACTTTGAAGAAGTTGAAAGAGCAATTGACGAAATAATTGAACATGATTTCATGAATATTTATGTGAAATTAAAAAAATAATTTTAACTTATCTTAGATTAAAATTTATTAAAGTTTTTATTGTTGTTAAATAATAAGTTGAAAGTTTTTTGTTGTTAAATAATAAGTTGAAAGATTATACAGGCGACGTGGCGGTCTTTTAACTGCTGCGACATAGGGAGGGGGGTCTTCGCAAATTACCCACCCCCTATGCAT